GATCCAAGGTTCAGACAACCATACGATATTTGAATCTCTTTTCTTTTTTAAATCTTTTAAATCTTCTTCAGATAATGGTTTACCATCTTTTAATTTATCAGTTTGTCCACCAGTTAATGCTAATTGTTCTTGTTGAGATTTTCCATACTTAATAATCTCATCACAAAATTTAGGAGTAAGTGCTTCTTTAAAAAAATAGTAGTAATTTTCCAAGTTCATTTCTGTTATTAGAAATAATGAATTATAGGATATTTGTCAAGGTTAAGAAATTAGCTAATAGTAAGTGTTCCAGACACTGTGAATGTCGCAATTTTTTGAGAACCACTTGGTGCTGGTGATGTTGTAACTGTATTAGTTCCAGGTGTTACATTTAAATTAACAGTAGAACTTCTCGCTCTTAAAATAACTATACCTGATCCTCCATTACCACCATAATAACTTCCAGTAGAACCAGTTCCTCTTGATCCCGATCCTCCTCCACCTCCAGTGTTTGTTGTTCCTGCTGTACCTGGGCTTACATTTCCTCCTGGTCCTCCTCCACCTGATCCTCCAGCAAATGGTGATCCTGGTGTTGATTCTGTTCCTCCACCTCCTCCACCTGCGTAAGTAACTGGTGATCCTGATATTGAGTTAGCAGATCCTGCTCCTCCTGTACCTATTGATCCTGCAGCAGAAGCTCCACCTCCTCCTCCACCTTTTCTTACTCCAGTTTGATTTGGTCCACCTGGGTTTCCTTCTGGAGGTGAGTAACTTCCTGCATTACCTGATCCTATAGTATTTACAACACCACAAGGTTCTCCAAAAGCTCCTCCTCCTGATCCTCCTGGTTGTGCTCCATTACCTGAACCTCTTCCTCCACCTGTTGAAGAAATTGTCGAAAAATTGGAAGGTGATCCTGAAGTTGCTACTGGTGCTCCACTTGGATTTCCTTCACCAGTTCCTCCAGCTCCTACTGTTATTGGTACTGATGATGATTGATCTACATATAAAGCTGTTCCACCTGGAAAAGATGTTCTATATCCTCCAGCTCCACCTCCTGCATATTGACCTCCTGCACCTCCACCTCCAGCTACTACTAAATAATCTATTAACTGACCTGTATACGGCCACGTTCCGCTTTTCACGGCACTAAATTGACTCTTAATATTCCACACACCTGTTGCCTTGTTTAATTCTTTTACGATCACGATTCCTGAACCGCCTGCTGATCCTGCGATAGGTGCTGCACTAATTCCTGCTCCACCACCACCTCCACCTGTGTTAGCTGTACCTGTTGTACTAGCTGTTGGTGTTTTACCACCTGATCCTCCTCCACCTGGTCCACCTACACCAAATGCTGCTGTTCCTCCAGCAATAGCACCACCTCCGCCACCACCTGCGTAAGTTACTGAACTTCCTGAAATTGAATTTGCTAAACCTATTCCTCCTGGCCCTGCTTGTGGATTAGTAGCATTAGTTCCTGCACCACCTGCACCACCTCCTCCACCTGCTGAAGCATTTGCTCCGCAAGCTGTTCCATTACCACCTGAATTACCTTGAGGTGGACTTACTGGTGGAGTATTTCCTGCTGCTCCTGCATGTGGATTACCACTACCTGATGAACCTCCACCTCCACCTGATCCTCCTGTTAATCCTGCTCCAGGTTGAGGTGCTCCTCTACAACCACCTCCTCCTCCACCTGCTGATGTAATTGTTGAAAATGTAGAAACTGTTCCTGGTGATCCTGTTCCTCCAGAACAGTTATTTCCTGCTCCTCCAGCTCCACCTGCTCCAACTGTAATTGGATAAGCTGTTGCTCCACAAACTGATAAAGAACAACAAGTTCTATAACCTCCTGCTCCACCGCCTCCACCTGCGGCATTGTTAACACCTCCACCGCCACCCCCACCAGCCACGATTAATGTTTGAACTATTCTCGTTCCAGGTTGTGTTGTTAATGTAGTTGAGCCAGTAGCAGATGTAACCGTACATTTACCAAACGATGTTGGATTAGGTACTCCGATGATACCGCCGTTAATCTTGGCCATAGGTTTAAGACTCCTTTAAGAAGCTACTTTGCCTGTAGCAACCCAAGATGATGAACTTGGAACCCAATTGTAAATATTTTTAGTAGAATCTTGAGCAGTCCATTGTTTATTAGCTTCATCCCAAATAATCATATATGGAGCGTTATCTCCATAAGTTGTAACTGTTGGATATGCAACGGGTGCGTTGTATACACCTTTATCTGTATCTAATATCCACGATCCGTAAGGCTGTGGCGGTGTAAATCCGTCAATGGTTGCATTATAAGTATAACCTATTCCTGCATAATTTTTTCTTTTAGCTTTTGTTTGATCTGCGGATAGTTGATTAGTGGTTGGATCAAAATGTTGATTAGCTCTTGTGTTATAAGAAGTTTGAACCCATCGTACGCCGTTCGCGGATAAAGGTACAATACTTGCAACTTTATATTCTGCTTGTACTGAATAATCTCCACCATTAGAAAGTACATCGTTGCTGTCTATAACAACAACTCTTAATACGATATTATTTTTGTCGATCTCTGCAAAATGTGCCATTTTATACTCCTGTGTTAATTATACTATATAAATTATTTAAAAGAAAGTCCATAGTTTTTAATTTGTAAATTATCCTGTAAATTATCCTGTTGTTAATGTTCCAGAAACTGTGAAAGTAGCCACTTGACAGCCACCTGCTGGTGCTGGCAATGTTGAAACTGTATTAGTACCTGGACTTGCTGAAAGTACAGCTCCTGAAGGTGCTCTAATAATAACTATTCCTGAACCTCCAGATCCTCCAGATCCTCCTGGATTTGCTCCACCTCCTCCTCCACCTGTATTAGTTGTTCCTGATACTCCATTTCCAGGTCCTCCACCTGCTCCTCCTCCACCTGGTCCTGCTGCTCCACCTGTAGCGTAAGATCCACCTCCTCCTCCACCTGCATAAGTTACCGGTGAATTTGAAATACTATTTGCTGAACCTGATCCTCCTGTACCTCCGGTAGGAGCTGTTGCATTACCACCTACTCCACCTGCTCCACCACCTCCTGCTCCACTATAACCAGGTGCTGCTGCATTTCCTGTTCCTCCTGGATTTCCTTGTGGGGGACTTACTGGTGGTGTGTTACCTGCTCCACCTGCTCCAGCTTGACAATTTCCACCTCCACCTCCACCTGAACCTCCTGCTACACCTGCATGTCCACAAGGTGATGTAGTACAACCTCTTCCTCCACCTCCTCCACCTGCTGATGTAATTGTTGAAAAAATTGATGGTGTTCCTGAAGCTCCAGAAATAGCTAAAAATGAACCAGTTCCTCCAGCCCCAACTGTAATTGGATAAGCTGTTGCTCCTGTTAATATTAATTTTGTTCCTCCTGGAAAAGATGTTCTATAACCTCCGGCTCCACCACCACCAGCTGATTTACTTGCTCCAGCTCCTCCACCTGCTACTACTAAATAATCTACTGATACTGGTCCAGCATTTGTCCACTGTCCATTTTTCTGATAATTGAATTGTTCTGCAAGTGTCCATTTTCCTGTTACAAAAGATGGTTGTTGAATGACCACGATTCCAGAGCCGCCTTGACCTCCACCTCCTCCAGCTGGTCCTCCACCTGATCCTCCACCTCCACCTCCTCCAGTATTAATTGTTCCTGCTGTTCCTGTTCCAGCGGGTGGATTTGCACTTGTTCCACCACCACCTGTTCCACCTGGTACACCTGGACCATCTGAACCTCCTCCTCCACCACCTGCATAAATTCCTGAATTAGGAAGTCCTGGTCCAAATATTGGACTTACATCTGATCCTGCTCCACCAACTGATGTGTTTGTAGGACTTGTACCTGGATTACCAACTGATCCAGATCCTCCTCCTCCACCTGCATTATATAAAGTTCCTTGTTTTCCACATCCACCTGAATTTCCTTGACCTGAAGTTCCTGTTCCACCTGTACCAGCTGTAGTTGGAAGAGGTGATACTCCACCAGCTCCACCACCACCTGATCCTCCTGATAAACCATTTGGTTGACCTGTAGGAGGAGATTGAAATGATCCACCACCACCTCCACCATTAGATGTAATTGTTGAAAATACTGAATTTGATCCTGTGGCACCTTGTACTTGAGATCCTACTGGATTTGCTGTTCCACCTGCTCCAATTGTGATTGGATATGCTGTTGCTCCACAAATTGAAAATGATGAATTAGTTCTTAAACCACCAGCTCCACCACCTCCTCCTAATCCTGACCCACCACTTCCTCCACCAGCAACAACTAATGTTTTAACGGATCTTTGACCACACCGTGATGTAAATGTTCCTGATGCTGTAAATGATTGTGTAGTAGTTTGATTATTTATTACTACATTTGGTCCGATAATTCCGCCATTTGCCATAGCTCGAACCTCCTGTTAACTTATTTGTTCGTAACTAATAATAGCATTCAAAGCAGAGTTTGCACTAGCTCCGCCAACGATTGATGTATTTTCTGTTAGATAGAAAGTATTGTTTTTGTCTATTACTGAAAGCGTTGCACTTGATGGTATAGAAATTGAAAATGCTATTGCGTATGACGTACCGCTGCCCGTTGCATTGGTGTTAAATTGTAATGTAACGTTGGTCGCTGCTGATGTTACGTTAGCAATTAAAATAGATTCTATTTTATAAACTGTTGCAGAGTTAGTAGCATTTGCCATTAACACTGTAGTTAAAGTTGTATTTAATAAAAAGGTAGTTGTGTTTCCGTAAATCGAGTTTACTTGTACTATATTTGGGTTAGCCATTTTTTAAATCTCCTTGTTAATTATTATCCGAAAACTAGGGTTAAAGCAATAGATTTTCCAGCTGTAATTCCATTATTTACTTGAAAACTAGGGGCACTAGCTGTTCCATTTGACGTTAATATATAGCCAGATGTGGTATTTGCAATACCAGAAAGTGCTCCTGAATTGTTATATTGAATTTGGTTAGTTGTACCACCTGTAATAGCTGTAAAAATAGATGACGAACCATTTGAATAAACATAAGCACTTGTAGAATTTAAAAGGGAGATAGTTGTAGATCCACCTGCAGAAATAATTGTAGTTGCACCTGAATTGTTTACAACAACATAATTTTTTTGAATATTTGGAACTGTAACTGTAACAGTGGTAGCTGATAAAGCACCTGATAAAACTAATATTGCAGCTCTACCAAATTCATTAGAATAAGTTGTTGAAGATGAATTAGTAGTAAATGCTAATGTAGTATTACCTGTTAATGTAATTGCTGCAACACCAGATATTGCATAATCAAAATCTTGTAAGTTAACGTTTGTAAGTTGACCCCATGTTCCAGAGTTATCCCCTGTGCCTTGTAAATTTATACCTAAATTACTCCACGTACTTGCCATATTGAAATTCCTTTGTGTACTCTATTTACCTTATCAGTTTTTTATAGTTTTGTCTATTATACATCATTTATACATCATTTATAGTAGTCCATACAGTAATATTTGTCGCATAAATAGTATTCCAAATATTACTATTATTTGGAGTTATTGCAGACCAATTTTGACCTGTTGTTAAAGTTAAATTACTCCA